TTTAACAGGAGCTTTACTTCGTTCACAAAAAGAATTGAAATCTGATAAGTGGGAGATTGTAGAGTTCCCTGCTATTCTACCAAGTGGTCAACCGGTGTGGCCTGAGTTTTGGAAGTTAGAAGAACTCGAAGGAGTCAAAGCATCCCTTAGTATTGGAAAGTGGAACGCGCAATGGATGCAAAATCCAACCGCGGAAGAAGGATCGATTATTAAACGTGAATGGTGGAAGGTGTGGGATAAGGATTATGTACCTCCTTTAGAACACGTCATTCAAAGTTATGATACGGCGTTTATGAAAAAGGAAACAGCCGATTATAGTGCGATTACAACGTGGGGTGTATTCTATCCTAATGCAGATTCGGGTCCGAATTTGATTTTATTAGATGCAGTCAAAGAACGATTAGAGTTTCCTGAACTAAGACGAAAAGCATTAGAGCAGTTTCAGTATTGGAAACCGGAGACCGTGGTGATTGAATCCAAGGCATCTGGACTACCCCTTACCTATGAATTACGAAAGATGGGGATTCCTGTTATTAACTTTACACCTTCCAAAGGAAATGATAAACATTCTAGAGTAAATGCAGTAGCTCCTATTTTTGAGTCAGGTCAAGTATGGGCTCCTGAAGCTAAATTTGCAGAAGAGGTGATTGAAGAGTGCGCTGCTTTTCCGTATGGAGATAATGACGACTTAGTCGATTCTATGACGCAAGCAGTAATGAGATTTAGACAGGGAGGGTTCATTGGTCATCCTGAAGATTATGAAGAAGAACCTTTACCAATAGAGGAACGAAATTATTATTAATGGTCAAAACAAAACTTACCACAACTATACCTCCCAAACGAGGACCAAATCCACAGGGCTTGAAAGTGCCTGTAAAACAAGTTAAAGTTATAAAACGGGAGAAACGTAAATAATGGCAACCATAGACAAAGCATTACCTAACACAAGGACAGAAGTTGAAATTCCTGGAGAACAGGAAATAGAACAAGTTATTACGGAAGCACAAGAAGAAACAGCAAATCAACCTGGTCCTGTAGAGATTATAGAAACAGAAGATGGTGGTGCAGAGATTTCTTTTGATCCACAAGCAGTTGTTCCTTCTGGTGGTGAAGAACATTTTTCTAACTTAGCAGAATTTTTAGAAGACGATGTATTAGATCCATTAGGTTCTAAACTAGTAGCAGATTATACGGACTACCGAAATTCAAGAAAAGATTGGGAAGACACCTATCGTAACGGATTAGATTTATTAGGATTCAAATATATTAAACGAACGGAACCCTTCAGAGGTGCATCAGGTGTAACGCATCCTGTTCTTGCAGAAGCAGTTACACAATTTCAAGCACAAGCGTATAAAGAATTATTACCAGCCGACGGTCCTGTACGAACGCAGATTTTAGGAGCGATCACACCAGAGAAACAAGATCAGTCAAACCGTGTTAAAGATTTTATGAACTACCAAATAATGGACCAGATGAAAGAATATGAACCGGAGTTCGATCAAATGCTATTCTATCTTCCCCTTAGCGGATCGACATTTAAAAAAGTTTATTATGATGAACTTTTAGGGAGAGCCGTTTCTAAATTTATACCTGCCGATGATTTGGTAGTCCCTTATTCAGCTACATCCTTAGATGATGCAGACTCTGTCATTCACGTTATTAAAATTTCTGAAAATGATTTACGTAAACAACAAGTATCAGGATTTTATAAAGATGTAGATTTAACTCCTCCTGCAATGCGAACCGATGACATTGAACAAAAAGAACAAGAGATTGAAGGAGTACGTCAACAAAAACAAGATGACATTTATACATTGTTAGAGTGTCACGTTAATTTAGATTTAGAAGGCTTTGAAGATAAAGATCAAGGTGGTGAGCCCACAGGAATCAAACTTCCTTATGTTGTAACGATAGAAGAAAGTTCTAGAGTTGTTTTATCCATTCGTAGAAATTACGCTGAGAATGATCCTAAGAAAACAAAAATTAATTATTTTGTTCACTTTAAATTTTTACCAGGTTTAGGGTTTTATGGTTTCGGTCTCATTCATATGATTGGAGGGTTATCCCGTACGGCGACCGCAGCTTTAAGACAGCTCTTAGATGCGGGTACGTTATCTAATCTGCCAGCTGGTTTCAAAACAAGAGGTATACGAGTAAGAGATGATGCACAACCTTTACAACCAGGGGAATTTAGAGATGTAGATGCACCAGGTGGAAACTTACGTGATTCCTTTATGCCTTTACCTTTTAAAGGACCCGATGGAACGTTATTACAATTAATGAGTGTGGTAGTTGGCGCAGGCCAACGCTTCGCGAGTATCGCTGATGCACAAGTGGGCGATATGAATCAACAGGCAGCCGTGGGTACTACGGTAGCATTATTGGAACGCGGATCGCGTGTGATGAGTGCTATTCACAAAAGACTCTATGTTGGACTGAAACAAGAATTTAAATTATTAGCAGAAATTTTTAAAAGTTATTTACCCCCTGTATATCCTTATGATGTGGCAGGAGCTTCTAGAGAAGTTAAAGTACAAGACTTTGATGAGCGAGTAGATATTTTACCAGTAGCGGATCCTAATATTTTTTCACAAACACAAAGAATATCTTTAGCACAAATGCAATTACAATTAGCACAATCCAATCCACAAATTCATAATTTATATCAAGCGTATCGTTCAATGTATGAAGCAGTAGGAATGAAAAATATCAATGCTATTTTACCACCTCCAGCACAACCTACTCCGTTGGATCCTTCGATTGAACATATTACTGCATTAGCAGGAAAACCATTCCAAGCATTCCCTGGACAAGATCATAGAGCACACATTGAAGCACACTTAAACTTTATGCAAGTGAATATGGTACGAAACAATCCAGTGGTAATGGCTTCTATTCAAAAAAATATTTTAGAACACATTAGCATTATGGCTCAAGAACAAGTTCAATTAGAGTTTGTAGAAGAAATGCAACAGATGCAAATCTTACAACAACAAGCACAAATGAATCCACAGATCAATGTTCAATTACAATCAATGGTACAACAGATAGAAGCAAGAAAAGCAAAACTAATTGCTGAGATGACACAAGAATTTGCTAAAGAAGAAAATGAAATTACTTCTCAATTTGATGGAGATCCATTAATTAAATTGAAATCAAGAGAGGTAGACTTACGAGCAATGGAAAATGAACGTAAGAAACAAGAATCTGAAGAACGAATCAATCTTGATAAGATGAAAACAATGATGAATCAAATGACCGAGCAACAAAAGCTTGAACAAGATGAGGAATTAGCTAACTTACGAGCTGATACGTCGATAGAAAAAACTATTTTGTCGGCGCAACTTAAAAATATGAACCAAAGATAATAAAAAAATGAAAAAAGGACAGAAAAAAGTAGCAAAAGTGATGAGAGAGTTTAAAAAAGGTAAACTTCACAGTGGAAAATCTAAAAAAATTGTGAAAAATCCTAAACAAGCTATTGCCATTGCGCTTTCTGAAGCTAAAATGTCAAAGAAAAGGAAATAAACTATGAAAAAAGAAAAAAAGACTAGCGTTTCTTACCAAGAAAAACCTGTTGAGATGTCAAAGCCAAATGAATCTCAAAAAGAAAAGGTTAAAGGTCAGAAAAGAATGCTAAAAGAAAAACAAAGAACAGCTACTTGGTACTAAATTTATGTTTCCTTGGAGTTTATTAGGTCAAGGCCTAAAAGCTGGCTTTGAAATTTATAAAAATAAAAAAGCATCCGAAGTTGCAATGTCGGAAGCTGCTCTTTTGCACGCAGAAAAAATGAAGCGTGGTGAAATAGAGTTTCAAGGTAAAGCATTAGACTCACAAAAAAACGATTGGAAGGACGAGTTCATACTTTTGACATTGTCTAGTCCTCTGTTTTTATTAGCGTATTCTGTATTTGCAGAAGATGAAAAGATTGGTCAAAAATTAGACTTGTATTTTGAAAAATTACAGGCTATGCCTTGGTGGATAACCGGCCTCTGGATTTCAGTAGTGGCAGCGGTATACGGAATCAAAGCAACAGATATTATAAACACAAAAAAAGGAAAATAGTATGGAAAAAGATTACGATGATAGCGATTTAGAAGAAAATAGAAAATCTGCAGCAGCAAATAAAAAACTAACTGAAGAAATAATGAAAAAAGGAAAAATGGCACCAGAGCCAGAACAAGATAAACCAAAAATAAAACTTAGATGCGGTGGATCTAAAGGATATAAAAAAGGTGGTCTTATTAAAAAAGGAAAACCTAAATTAGCAAAAAAAGGATGGAGATAATGAACACTTGGAAAGACTTATTCAAATTGATAAAACGCAAATCTTGCGAACTAGTATGTAAGATATTTGGGATTACACAATGTATTTGTAGTCACGAATGTAACTGTAAAAAGGAGGCAAAAAAATAATATGAAAAAAGTAGATGCAAAGAAAAATCCAGGTTTAGCAAAACTACCTACAGATGTTAGAAATAAAATGGGCTTTATGAAAAAAGGTGGAAAAGTAACTAAAGCTAAAATGAAAAAGGTAAAGAAAAAGTAATGGCTAAACTTTGTGCAAGAGGAAAAGCAGCAGCAAAAAGAAAGTTTAAGGTATATCCTTCAGCTTATGCTAATATGTATGCTTCTGCCGTTTGCTCTGGCAAAGTAACACCAGGTGGTGCTAACAAAAAATCACAAGCTAGAAAAAAAAGATCTAACTATAATCAAGGTGGTATCGCAAAAGGTTGTGGTGGCATAATGAATAATAGAAGAAAAATAACAAAGAAAAGTTAATATGGCTCAAGGTGGTTTAAGAAAATGGGTTCAAGAAAAATGGGTAGATATTGGAGCTCCTAAAAAGAATGGAAAATATCAACCTTGTGGAAGAAGCAAAGGATCTAAAAGAGCATATCCAAAATGTGTTCCACTTGCAAAAGCAAGATCTATGTCTACTTCTCAAAAAGCTTCCGCAGTAAAAAGAAAAAGAGCTGCAGGAAACAAAGGACCTAAACCAACGAATGTTA